ATCGGTATGAGCGACGCAGGCGAAAAAGCATTGATTGAGGTTAACGCGCATGAGCGTGAGTGTGCTTTGCGTTACGAGCGCATCGAAGAGCGTCTTGCAGAAGGTAGCGCCAAGTTTAAGCACCTAGAACACCTTATTTACGGACTCTACGCATTGATTGCAGCAGCAGCGTTGCCGCAGTTTTTTATGGGGTAAGCCATGATAATTGAATCTGTTGCAGCCGCTGGCATGCTCCTTCAGCAGATCAATACGGTGATCCAAAACGTCAATGAGGGTAAAGCCAACGTCCAACAGGCAATGGCTTTAGTATCTGACTTTGGAGAGGCTCTAAACAGTTTTGAGGTAGAACGCAAAAGCTCTGCTTTCAATGCTCTCTCTAAGAATGACATCCTCAAGCTGCAAATGCTTCGCAGGAGCCAAGAGCGATACCAAAAAGATTTGAGAGATTTGCTCCTTGTCGCAGACCCTAAGCTGTTAGAGGATTATGACCGCGCCATTAGGCAACAGGAACATGACAGGAGGGCACACGCAAAGCTCGTGGCAAAAAGAAAACGTGAAAGACAAATATTGATTCAACAAGTCCTTGTCGGCGGCACGACTTTGATTGTTGGAGGTGGCCTAGCAATTTTTATCTTCGTGCTGATCCTTAAAGCCTTCGGATGATTATGGCGTTTTTGCTCGTTGTTGTGGTCGATAACGCACCAATCGAAGAGCGGTTTTTCTTTCGCACGATTGATCGCTGTAACTTCTTTGCCCACATGATCGAATCTGGTCAGTACAAAATGGTGCAAAACAATCGAATATCATCACAGCAAAACGTGACGGCGTACTGTGTGCCTAAGTATGCAAACCCTAATGCGAAGTTCTGGGATTGATATGGCAGCAAAACGCTTAGAAGACGGCAGTGAGTACGCCGAATACGACGCAGATGGTGATGGCATCGTCACCGATGAAGAGTTACAGACGAGCAAGGAGTTGCAGGAACTGCGGCTACAGCATGAACGAGCAGATGCTCAACGTGCCATGAGTTGGTTTGCGCTATGGGGAATGTTGCTCTACCCAAGCCTTGTGGTTGTTAGTGAGTTCTTTGGGATGAATCAAGCCGCTAGCATCTTGGGTGATATGGCAGCAGTTTATTTTGTGAGTGTTGCAGGCATCCTAGCTGCGTTTTTTGGCGCACAAGCATGGTCAAATAGGAAATAGATTATGAGTTTGGTAGGACAACTGATCGGGCCGGTTACAGGGCTGTTGGATAAGTTCATCGAGGACAAGGATCAGAAGAATGCGCTGGCACACGAGATCGCAACTATGTCAGAGCGCCACGCGCAGGAAGCACTCAAGGGCCAGCTTGAAATCAATAAGATGGAAGCTGCACATAAGTCGTTATTTGTAGCTGGGTGGCGTCCTTGCATTGGATGGATCTCTGCGTTTGGTCTGCTCTACAACACCATCATCGTAAACATATTAGGCATCTGGGTAGATGTGCCAGAGGTAGATACAACACTTCTTGTGCCCGTTATGATGGGGATGTTAGGTCTCGGAGCAATGAGAAGCTACGAGAAGGTCAACCAAGTAGCACGGGAAAAGTAGATGGTGACGTTTATGGGCCAGTTAGTAGATACATTGAAGCGGCATGAGGGTGTAAAGGCTTTCGCCTATCAGTGTACAGCCGACAAGACCACGATTGGTGTCGGGCGCTGCATTGACGAAGATGGTGGTATCGGTTTGTCTGACGATGAGATCGAATATCTGCTGTCAAACGATATAAAGCGTTGTGATGAAGAACTGGCTGCTGCATATGACTGGTATGAAGATCTTACTCAACCCAGACGAGACGCCATGATAAACCTGTGCTTCAACCTTGGTCTGACCAGGCTGCGTGGGTTTGTCAAAGCCCTAGAAGCTATGTCCCGTGAGCAGTACGATGTAGCTGCTGATGAGTTTATGGATAGCAGATGGGCAAGTCAGGTGGGTGATCGTGCAATAGAAGTCACTGAGCTTATACGCACAGGTGAATATTAGTAATGCCTCTGCAGAAGTACATATTTAACCCTGGCATCAACAAAGAGGGCACCGACTACACCGCTGAAGGCGGATGGTTTGACGGTAATCTTGTTCGATTCCGCAAAGGTTTGCCTGAAAAGATAGGCGGCTGGGTTAAGTTTGTTACCGCTTCATTCAATGGCACAGGCAGAAAGCTGTTTGGATGGACTTCTCTGGCTGGCACCAAGCTTCTGGGCTTAGGCACTCGCACCAAGCTCTACATACAATCAGGCGCAAACTACAACGACATCACACCTATACGATCTACTACATCTGCAGGCGATGTGACGTTTGGTGCAACGGATGGGTCAAGTTCAATCAACGTGACTGACACTGCTCATGGTGCAGCCAAAGGCGACTTTGTAACTTTTTCTGATGCCGCATCACTTGGCGGTAATGTAGTTGCTGCCGTATTGAATCAAGAGTATGAGATCGATTCTATTACCAGCACTAGCGTGTATGTCATTACAGCTAAAGATACCTCTGGTGCAACGGTAACTGCTAACAGCAGCGATAGTGGTAATGGCGGTAGCTCAACAGTGGGTGCATACCAGATCAACGTAGGCCTTGATGTGTTTGTTGCTGGCTCTGGTTGGGGCGCAGGAACATGGGGCGCTGGTGGCTGGGGTTCTGCAAGCTCACTGAGTGCTTTGAACCAGCTGCGACTCTGGTCTATGGACAGCTTTGGCGAAGACTTGATATCAAATGTGCGAGCAGGTGGTATCTATTACTGGGATACCAGCGCAAAGACGCTCGGTACAGATAGGGCTGTCAACATCTCAACTTTGTCGGGGGCTAACTTCACACCCACCGCCGCCTTGCAAGTACTGGTATCCGACGTAGATAGGCATGTTATTGCGCTTGGCGCAGACCCAATCAATGATTCTGCAACGGCAAGAACCGGGTCAATAGACCCTTTGCTGATTGCTTTCTCTGACCAAGAAAACCCAGCAGAGTGGTTTCCTACGGCGACTAATACCGCAGGCTCCCTGCGCTGTTCAGCAGGATCACAGATTATTGGTGGCTTGCGAGCTAGACAAGAGACACTTGTATGGACTGATGTTGCGCTCTATAGCTTGCAGTTTATCGGCGCGCCTCTCACCTTTGGTCTGAATCTAATCAACGAGGGCGTCAGTCTTATTGGCCCGAATGCTCCAATCAACACGCCTGCTGGTGTGTTTTGGATGGACAAGAAAGGGTTCTACTCATACCAAGGCGCCGTTCAGTCTGTGCCATGCAGTGTCAGGTCTTATGTATTTGATGACTTCAATGAGGGCCAAGCGTTTCAGGTGTTTGCTTTCGTGAACAAGCAGTTTGATGAGGTAGGTTGGTTCTACTGCTCTGGCACGAATACGGTAATTGACCGATATGTTACCTACAACTACGTTGAGCAAACTTGGGCCATAGGCAACCTATCTAGGACAGCATGGCTTGATGAAGGTCTTGAAAGCTTTCCTCGTGCAGCAGGAAGCGATGGTACTAGTAACTATGTTTACTCGCACGAGACTGGCTTTGATAACGACGGCTCTCCCATGGACAACGTCTTCATTGAAAGCGCAGATTTTGACTTAGGTGATGGCGAAGAGTTTCAGTTTATTCGCAGGTGCATACCAGACGTTAAGTTCACAGGTGACGGCGGTTCTGATCAGACGATGAACTTTGTCATTAAAGCGCGCAACTTCCCCGGCGACTCATTGACCACTGATCAAACCACAGCTTTTACCAACAGCACCACAAAGATTGATGCAAGAGCTCGTGGCAGGCAGGCGGTTGTACGATTTGAGTCTGATGATGACGGAACAACAGATGTGAGGCTTGGCCTTGGGTTCAGGATTGGCGGCACTCGACTAGATGTGCAACCAAACGGCAGGCGATGAGCAAAGTATTACAAGGTCGTTTGCCCTTTGTTCAAAATGGCCAGATGGTCGATGGCGGGACGTTCAATCGAACTGTGCGCTTATTAGAATTGAGTTTGGACTCTCTTGATCCAGACGCAACGCCTTTGTTTAACAGAACGCAGCGAGATGAGCTAAAGTTCAACAGAGGCGATATTATTTGGAACACATCAATCAATGTGTTGCAGGTGTACGATGGTGACAACTGGATAAGTTTATCTCAGGAGTTACCGTACACCACTGATCCGCTTGAAGCGACAGCACTTGTGGGCTCGGTTCAAGTGATAACTAACGGCAATATAGTAGTGAGTGTAGGTTCATGACAAAACTATGCCCAAGGGGTAAAGCAGCAGCCAAGCGTAAGTTTGATGTTTATCCATCAGCTTACGCAAATGCCTATGCCAGCAAGATTTGTGCGGGCAAGATAAAAGACCCGTCTGGTAAAAAGCGTAAAGACTTCAAAGGGCCAAAGCCTAAGAGTAGCGGGACATCTGCAGCTGCCAAGAGAGTCCGCACATCTCCTGCATCTGCAAGAGGTAGGCGAGTGGTGCGCAAGAATGCCGGTGGCTTTGTTGCCAAGAGAGCTAGGATGGCAGGCGTGACATGAGCCTACAAGATTGGTTTGGCAAAGGCCCGAAAGGCGACTGGGTAGATATTGGAGCACCGAAGAAAGACGGTAAGTTTCAAGCCTGCGGGCGTGCCAAGACCAAAGGATCAAAGCGTAAGTACCCAAAGTGCGTGCCTAGGTCAAAAGCGAAAGCCATGACTGAGGGTGAGCGCCGTAGTGCAGTAAAGCGAAAGCGAGCCAAGCCTCAAGGCGTGGGCGGTAAGCCTACCAATGTGAAGACATTTACTTCGCCTGCTTCTGCGAGAGGACGTAGAGTGGTAAAGAAAGCCAACGGCGGTGAAGTGCGGCGTAACAATAGAGGTTGTGGCGCGATTATGTCTGACCGTCGCAAGAAGACTAAGTACTCCTGATGTTTAGACGTTACGCTGAAGAGTTTTCAAACGGCGGCGCAGTGCGTAAACGCAAGCGCGACAATATGCCAAAGCGTAATAAGAAGAATTTTCGCCCTACAAAAGAAGGCGCGGGGATGACAGAAGCGGGTGTAAAAGCGTATCGTAAGGCCAATCCTGGTAGTAAACTCCAGACGGCGGTAACGGAGGACAAGCCCACAGGTAAACGTGCGAAGCGCAGGAAGTCTTTCTGCGCTCGATCTGCTGGGCAAATGAAGAAGTTTCCTAAAGCAGCGAAAGATCCTAACTCAAGGCTACGGCAAGCTAGACGCAGGTGGAAGTGTTAAATGAGTAGAAGTGATACAGCAAGGATAGATCGTGGCCAACAGTTGGTTGGTCAAGGCGTAGAAAAAGCTTACACACAAGCAGACTTTGGTAGGTTTCCTGCTAGTCCTTTAGAAACACTAAATGCCTCCCTAAGGGTTAATCCCGCCACGGCGCAATCAGCGTTTCTTGGGAATATGGCCAACCCTCTTGCGGGCTCTTTTCAACTACAACGCATGCCTGGCGCTCAATACGCGAACTACGAAAGAATGGCGCCTAATATTGGCGGGCCACTTCAAGCCCCACAAGTGCCTGCTGGATTTGTACCTGCAGGAACTCAGCCAGAAACCATTCGAGTTTATCCTGACGGCACACCTGTTGGAGATGAAGAAGAGGTTGATACTTTCGATCCATCAGACCCGCTTGCTAATGCTCAAAGTTTCTTGGATGACATAAACCGAGAAAGAGAATCTAAAGGTCTTGCTCCTTTTAACACAATTCAAGAATACGTTGCTGATCAAATTGGCGATATAGGAATTGGTTACATAGGCATGGCTGAAGGCGGCATTGCATCGCTTGAGCCAATGTATATGTCTGCCGGTGGGATCATGGGCGCTCTCAGCAGCCTTGGCAGCGGCATAGGAGGCGCTCTTACTGGCGCTGGTGGTGCTATTGGTAATGCTCTTGGCGATATCGGTGGTGGTATTGGCAGAGGCATTGAGGCATTAGGTGGTTTAGCTCAACAAGGCCTTGAGAACTATCAAGCAAATCAAAGAAAATCTGGGATTCAAGAAAAACGCCTTGAAGACATGACTCGTGAAGAGCTTCTTGAATACATCAGAAGTGGAGGAAAGAAGTCTTCCGCAAGCGGTTTTAATGTTGAAGGTATTAGAAATTTATTTTCAATGGGTGGTAATGATCCCATGGAAAATGCCACGCCTCCAATCAACGCAATGACTTTTTCTGGTGGCGGCGATGTTGACTTTCCTCGCATGAACGGCCCGATCTCTGGCCCAGGGACAGAAACATCTGATGACATACCGGCCATGCTTAGCGACGGTGAGTTTGTTGTAAACGCCAAGGCTGTTAGAGGTATTGGACGGCTAGAGGGTGCTGGCAAGTCTAAAGAAGAACAGCGCAGAGAAGGCGCTCGCATGATGTATGCGCTACAGCGTGCCGGTGAAAAGGCAATGAGGAAAGCGTAATGGCTAAAAACAAATACCCAATGAAGGGTCAGGCTCAGAAGTTAGCCAAACAAGGCCGTTACGGAGACTCCATGCTGGTTCACATGAACCCAGCAGAAGTTGATATTTTAAGAAAGACTTCGCCAATTGGTGATCTGACCATCAACCCTAAGACTGGTCAGCCAGAAGCTTTTGTTCAATTCATCCCTGCCGCTCTTGCGACTGTGGGCGCTTTTGCCGGTGGCAAGTCTAAACAACAGCAGACAGACGAAAGCACTCCTGTAGTTCAACCTTCGGCATCTCAACAGTACGCTGCCCCCGGAGTTGAGTTAACTTCCCGTCAGTTGCTAGACGCTTACTTCAACCCTCAATACGGGATGATTGGCCAGCAAATACCGATACCTGTTCAGCAGGTGGCTGGTCTTTCGCCATTAGAAGTACAAGCTCGTAACCTCGCTGGTGGCCTTGGTGGCTTTGGTCAACAGTTAACAGAAGCTCAAAACTTATTCAGACAATCTGCTCGTGGTTTTGACCCACGTTCTGCAGGTGCTTTTGCAGACCCTCGCGCTCGTCAGTTGTATGAACAAAGCATAGGTGCATATGACCCACGCATGGGTCAGCAGTTTATGGATCAAGGTGCCAGAGCCATGATGAGAGGCGCTGCCGGTGATATCCGTGGTGCTGAGCTAGGTATGGGCAGAGAGGCCGCGATTGCTCAAAGAGGATTGATGGATGCAGCTAGGGGCGCAGGACGAGAGGCTGATATTGGCCAAGCGGGACTGGGCGCTGCAGGTCGTGATATTCGCAGAGATGTTGCCTCTGCAATGAGTAGTATGCGCGGGGCTGGAGTCGGTGCAGGCAGAGAATCTCGTATTGGCCAAAGAGCTATGCGTCGCGCTGGTTCAGGAATTATGGGCCAAGTTGGCGGTGCTCAAGCTGGTGCATTAGATGCAGCACAACGAGCAAGAATGCAGACACAAATGGCAGGACAAGACCTCCGTTCTGCCGGTGAGATGGGTAGAGCTACTGCACTTCAAGGTATCGCTGGTCTTGCAGGCACAGGTGATCAGTTTGATCCATCAGCCGTATCTAGATTCCAAGACCCGTTCACACAACAAGTTATTGATGCACAGCAAGCTGAGATTGCACGGCTGGGTGAACAACAAAAGATTGCTGCCCGTGATCAAGCGGTGCGCTCTGGCGCGTTTGGCGGCTCTCGTGGTGCCATAGCACAAGCAGAGATTGGTCGTAATGTCCTGCAACAACAAGCTAAAACAGGCGCTGAGTTGCGCTCACAAGGCTTCCAGCAAGCTCAACAGGCTGCACAGCAAGCGTTTGAGCAGGCACAAGGGCGTAGACAACAAGCCGCACAATTGACCGGGTCACTGGGCCAAGCAGGCGCTCAGACAGGCATTAGTGCCGCACAGCAAGCAGCCAACCTTGGATTGAGTGCAGAGCAGTTAGCTCAACGTGGCGCGCTTGAAGGTGGACAGCTTGGGCTCAGTGGCCTGACTTCTCAGGCAGACATTGCTCAACGTGCTGCACAGCTAGGTATATCTACTCAAGAATTGCAAGGCAGACTTGCTCAACAACAAGGTCAATTAGGTTTGCAAGCAGGTCAAGCTCAAGGAGATCTTGCTCAACGTGCTGCACAGCTAGGCATATCCACTCAAGAGTTGGCAGGTAGACTTGCACAGCAAGGTGGCGCTCTTGGATTGCAGGCACAGCAAGGGATTGGTGGCCTAGCTGGTCAACGTGCAGATATCGCCTCTGGCTTGGCAAGAGACTTCCAGTCTGGCCAGCAACTTGGCTCTGGCATATTCAGCGACAGAATGGGCAGGATCGCTGGCGCAGCAGGTGGTCTTGATCGATCAACTCGTGGTGCATTTGGCGATGCGTTGAGTGCATTCCAAGCTGGCCAACAAGGAGCTCGCGCAGGGGCTCAAGGTATTGCGGGTCTAGGCCAACAAGGCTTTGACATGCTGACCGGACAGATAGGAACACTTGGTGGGCTAGGCGCGGCGGGCAGAGGCATACAGCAGCGCGGACTTGATGCTCAGTACAAAGCCGCTACTCAAATGGCTGATGAGCCGTTCATGAGACTACAGCGTGGATTCAATGTCCTTGGCCAAGGCGCTCAGTTTATGCCTGGCTATACCACTGGGTTCGGCTCTGGACAGAGCCAGGTTGGAACTTATCAACAGCCTAGCACCGCCGGTCGAGTCATGAGCGCGTTATCCTTTGGCTCAAACTTCATGCCGTCAGATGTTCGCTTGAAAGAAAACGTCATGAAGGTTGATGATGTTCAACCGGGTGTTGGTTGGTACACATGGGATTGGAATGACACCGCGAAAGCCATGGGCGTTGATGCACCAACTGAAGGTGTCATGGCTCAAGAATTAATTAAGGTTGATCCTTCAGCCGTACTCATAGGTGAAGACGGCTACTACCGTGTAGATTACTCAAAGGTTGACCGTGGCCAAAAGCAAGCGTGAGAGAAAGATCGGCAAGGTCATGGGGGAGTTCAAGGAAGGAACTCTCAAGTCTGGCGGTTCGGGTAGAAAAGTAACAAATCCAAAGCAGGCGATAGCGATTGCGCTGTCAGAAGCAAACGCGATGAATCAAGGTGGCATGATGTACAACGAAATCATGAACAGACCCATGTTCCAAACACCGCAGATGCGTGAGGGTGGCGGCATAATGGCAGGTATCGCGCCGATTCGTGAGTATGCGGAAGGTGGTTTTGCTGATGACTTGGCCGAATCAATTAGAGGCTTTGGAGACTTTCTTAGAAACCCTGAAGATTCCATATCGCCAGAGCTTTATGAAGCACTTAAAACAATGACTACAGAAGAAGCGTTCACTGCTGCCGGTGCTGGCACTCTTGGCACTGCTGCACTAACTGCACTGATGCAGCTTCACCCAGCATTAAGAAGGATGAAAGGTTTCAAGCCAAAGGCGAAGCCTGATCCTAGACGAGGCATGTCTACCCAAGAACAAGCTGAAGGCTTTGCTGATCCAAAAAGCAAAACGCCTATGACCGCTACAGAGCAGGCTGAAGGCTTGTCTCAGCCTAGAGTGGTGCCAAAAACTGCTGCACCTAAAAAAGCTGATGCTCCTGAAACTGAAGGTGGAATAAAGTCATTAGGCCAAAGAGCGGCAACGGGAATTGGAGGGGCTCTTAGGAAAGGTGTTGGGATAGGGGCACTCACAGGCGCTACTGCTTATTTATTACAAATGCCAATTGTTCAAGACCTCATAAATCAAGGCTTCGGCATTGATGAACTGATGGAAATGCCTGAGATCAGAGCTTTGTTGGGCCCTGATATGGATGATTATGCAGAAAAAAGACAAGAAGAACTTCTTACTGATTACGCTCAATCAAGACTTCCTGATGTAGCAACGGCTAGAAAAGAAGGCTTTCCTGAACAGCCAAAAGCTCCACCACCAGATCCAACATTCCTTGATATGTTGAAGGGTGCTGGTACCCAGTTCAAAGATTTCTTGCAAGACCCAGCAAACCAATATGCTTTTGCCAAGGCTGGGCAGGCGAGCGAAGGCATAGCGCCTAGAAACTTTGCAAGTGACTTCGCTTTAGGCAAAGAAGAATACAGGCAGCTTGAGGCGCAGAGAGAAAATGATACTGCGCTGATGCGTAACTATCAGTTCTTGAAAGAAACAACAGATCTCTCTGACAAAGAAATTGTTTCTAGGCTTTCAAATGAGGCGACAGCTAGAGACGAGTTCTTAACCTTGTTTTCAGAAACTGTTGATACTGCTGGTAGCGTTACTCCAGAACAAATTGCACAGTTTGAAGCAATAACTGGCTACACATTGCCTGAAGAAGCAAGAGTCCGCCTTGGTGTTGCCGCCCCACCTTCTGCCGTCGTTGAATAATGATAGTAGCCGTTCCTGACGGAAGTGGTAGAACTATAGATGTTCGCACCGATGATCCTGAGTACGCTGCACGCAGAGCCGCTGAATGGGGCGCCGAAAACCCAATCGTTGAACGTGGCGCTCAGCTGGGCGAAGAAGACATATCTGCCATAGGAGATATCGGCAGGGGTATTGGCGCAGGTCTTGTCAGCGCAACAGAGGGCATCACCACCTTGCCTATGGAGCTTCTTGGCTCTGATGAAGAAAGCATTCAGACCGTAAGAAACTTCTTTGATAAGTACAAGCCAGACACACAGACCGAGGTGGGCAAGGCCGCTCGTTTCATTGCTCAGTTCGCGGCTCCTGGTGGAATTGCTGCCAAAGCGGCAAAAGGTTTGGGGTCAGTGGGCAAGCTTGGCGCAACAGTCGGCGCAGACATAGCTGCTACCACACCAGATGTTGAGACGCTCGGTGACTTCTTCGAGGCTGGGCCTACCAAGCGGATAGATACTTCTGACCTCGATGGCGCTGAGCTTTCAGCAGCAAATCTTTCCAATCGCCTGCGTGTAGGTGCAGAGGGTGCTGCTGTAGTGCTTGGTGTACCTGCTATCGCATCTTTAGGGGCAAAGACTGTTGGCGCAGGCCTTGGCGCTCTTGGCCGCACAGATTTTGCAAAAGCTGCTGCGCAAGCCATTAAAGATCCAGAGACGCCATTTAGTGCCGTTGGTGTGAGGCCAGATCTTGAAGACCCTACGTTTATGCAAAGACAAGTGGAGCGTCTCAAGAAAGTTGGGCGCAAGTACCTAACTCAGCAGGGAGAACTGCCAGATAGGTTTACCGCTCAATACGATGCCATGCGTGTAACACAAATAGCTGCCCAAAACTCAGCAGCTAGACAAGCTGTTGAGAAGATGGAAAACGCTTTGTCTTTTGTGAACAAGAACGAAGGACTTTTCAACGATCAAGATAAGTCACAAGTGCTTGATACGTTAAACGATTTTTTGTTTGCAGAGACTACCGGCATGAAGCCTGGTGTAGGCCGTGACGTTGTAAAACTTGGCGCAGAAAAAAAGCTAAAAGAAATAGATCAAATCATTGCTCAGAACACGCCGAAGAGCTTGTTTGGTAACAGGAAAGACCTAAGCCTGTTTCAAGGTGCCAGTGATCTTAGGCAACAGATCGATGGCTTGAGCTTGTCTGTAAAAGACATATTAGAAGATGGTCTTCAAAGTGATGAAGCAAAAAATGCTTTGATTGAAACCATAGGAAACAACGAAACCTTCTATGGCATGCGTCTTTATCGCGCATTGAAAGATACCAACTACTCACCTACAGCAGAGCAAGCAGAACTTGCCGTTGAAGAGCTTGTTAAATCAAGCCGTGGCTTAGATGAGGCTGCTCAGCTTGATCAAAATCAAGCCAGAGAGTTGTTGAACAGTATGATTCAAGGCAACTTCAACAACGCTAAGATGCAACCAAGAGATGTTGTTGACTCAGCAACACTGAAAGGTGTGTCTCAAGGAATGTTGAAAGGTAGAAAGCTAGATGATCTGCCTGCAGTAAGGGACTTTCTTGGCGAATACACAGGCGCAAAAGACGTCATGATGCGTTTTCGTCCAGAACGTATCAGAGCTAGGGACATCGGTGAACAAGAAGCTGGTTTGCGCACTAAGATGGTTGAGACTGTTGATATTATGTCGAAGCACATCGCAAAGTCTCAGTATTACAACAACTTAATTCAATACAATGCCAAGCTTCCAGAAGGTGCAAAGTTTATATTCGATACAATCCCACCAAACGCACGGCTTGGAGAATACTCAAGAGTGGGTGCTGAATCTGGTAACCCACTTGGAGAAATTACAGCTTCTCAAAAAGCTAGGTTTGGACCGCTTGCCGGTAAGTATATGAAGAATGAATACAAAACTGCACTTGAGGGTGGTAGCGATGTGTTTGATTTGTCCAAAGGAAGCATACCACTGTACTCAACCTTCTTAGGTCTGAAGGGCATGTCTCAAATAGCCAAGACTGTCTACAGCCCGATTACTCAAATACGAAACGCAACCACTGCAGGCTTCTTTGCGCTTGCCAATGGAAACGTTGGCAATTCAAAGTCTTTGGCTAACTCTGTATCAACAGTATTCAGCAATTTGAATCAACGGTTGACTGGGCCAGGCAAGGCAAACATGACGCTTGCTGAAAGGCAAAAATATTACAATGAGCTTGTTGACCTAGGCGTGATCAACACTAACGCAAAGATTGGTGAGTTTGAGTCGCTGCTCAACGATGCCGCTGAAGGCACAGGTCTTGGCTCAGGCGCGACTCGTAAGTTGTTCAAAAAAGCTCAAGGAATGCAGAACGGCTTTGCGGCTAAGCTCTATCAAGCATCTGATGATGTGTGGAAGACATACAGTTACGAAATGGAGCTTGGCCGTCTTGAAAGAATATTTGCCAAGAACCCAAACACTGCGCTGCCTGTGTCTGATCCCAGAAACTTTACTGAGTTTGGTTCAGTAATAAGGCCGTCTGAATTAACGCCAGAGCAACTTAAAATTGCCATGAAGCGTGAGGCTGCGGAGATAGTTAAAGACACTGTGCCAAACTATGCGCGTGTTCCAGAATTCATCAAGCGTTTGCGCCAAATGCCGTTTGGAAACTTCGTTGCCTTTCCTGCTGAAATGATCAGGACTAGTGGCAACATTCTTGGTAGAAGCATTAAGGAACTAGCAAGCGAGTCGCCGGAGCTTCGTGAAATAGGCATGAAGCGACTGACTGGCATCATATCAGTCAATGCAGCGATACCGGCTTCACTGGTGAAGGCAGGAACGCTTCTCACTGGTGCGGATCAAGAGCAGATTGATGCATACAAGCGATCTATGGCTGCTGACTGGGATAGAAACTCAACATTAATACCTGTCGCCACAGATAAAAATGGCAAAGTCACAGACTTCTATAACTTCTCGTATACCAATCCGTATGACTATGTTGGCAGGCCTGCCGCCGCTGTGTTCAATGCGGTGAACAACGGTATTACGAAGGAAGAAGATCTAAGTAAAATAGCTTTTGATGCGTCGTTAGATGCAGGCGCAGAGTTTTTTTCGCCATTCATGAGCGAAGCGATTGTTTCAGAAAAAGCTTTAGACATCATAAGAAACAACACAACGTTTAACAGACCAATTTGGCGAGAAACAGATACGCTTGGAACAAAAGTTGGCAAAGGATTTGCGCATTTTGCAGATGGCTTAATGCCGGGGTTCAGCCCAGTAGACTTTACCACCAGCCCAACATCGATTGCGCCCGGATCTTTATCTTTCACTCTTAGAGACTTTCCACGGGCTGTTGCCTCTGTTGCTACAAGAGACGCAGAACTTGGCGTTAGCAAACAAGGTTATCGATTAGACCCAGTGCAAGAATTTACAGAGGCTTTGACTGGCGTCAAAAGCATCAAGCCTCGCACTGAGCGCGTGTTGTACTATCGCGCTCTTGAAGCAGCAAGAAACGTCCGTGATGCTGCCGGTATCTTTAACCAAGTGGCAAAGACTCGTGGCAATGTTGATGCTGAATCCACAACTCAGGCTTTCATCACTGCAAACGAGCAGCGTTTCAAGGCGCTACGCGATCTGAACATGGCGATTGAAGACGCCAAGACGCTTGGGCTTTCTACTGCTGAAATAGTCAAGCCGCTGCGCGAAGCAAAAACACCAAACTTGGGCATGGTTATGTCAGGCCGATTTAAAGCATTCTTCCCAAGCTCCGAGACTATAAAGATTGCTATGCGTGGGAGAGAAAACAAGCTTTCTAATCCACTAGATATGTCTGCGATTGGGGAGCAGCTTGCTCAGTTCCAAGGTGCTCCATTCAGGCCACAAGCTCAGGCCGAAGAACAAGCCGCCAGAATAGAGGCTTTGCAACAAGCCTTTGCAACACAGCCTGCATCTCAAACGGCTCCTACACAGCCTGGCACAGCGCCTACGCCACCTGTTGCACCTCAGATACCATCCTTGTTTAATCGTGCATCACAATTCCTGCGCCAGCAGGAAGAAGAAAAACTGATGGGTGGTAGTTGATGTGATCCCACGACGGGCACCAAAGAAAGGCAAGAGCAAGTACTTCGCAAAGAAGACTGAGTACGATGGTATTGTCTTTGACTCCAAGCTCGAAGCAGCCCGGTACAAGATACTCAAACGTTACCAAAAAGCTGGTGAGATCACTGACCTTGAGGTGCAGGTAGACTTCCCGTGCGTGATCACCGTCGAGGGTGAAGACAAAAAGATCTGCTCATACGTTGCGGACTTTCGTTACAAGCGCGATGGCGAGGTAGTGGTAGAGGACACCAAGGGCATCATCACCCAAGTGTTCACCCTCAAGAAGAAGCTTGTCGAAGCCCTCTACCCCGGCCTCAAGATACTGATCGTCAAAGACCCACGAGAGTGGGCCTAAAAAGGCATCTTGCGTTCATCAACGTTCTCAAGGTAGCTACCAGGGAACTCACGCCTCACGCTTTCGCCGGTCATCATCAAGCCAGCTTCAAAGTCTGCCTTAGATAACTCACGCATCTCCACGCTGCTGTAGTGATACTCACCCGTCACCTCAGCCGTTGAGTTGTAGAACTCCATGATCCCAACCTGATAGGCCACAGAATCCTCTGTGCTCTTGCCCGGCAGATGGTTGGCGTTCACAAGCTCTGGTATCCACAAGTGGTCATTGCACCCCTCTCGCTGCTCATCAAGAGTCAGGGATTTCTGTTTGCGCTTGCAGAACCACACGGCGCCGTTTGATTCAGTCAGTGGCTTCACGTTCTTGCAGTTCCTGCAGTTGACCGATTCCGGCAAGCGGCGACCAAAGTAGATGTTGCGATACAACTCCGACTCATTCTTCATGCGCCAGTCCTTCTCAGACATGCGCGTGCTCTTGTCGGGGGCGTCACTGGTGATGATGCGCCAAGCCCTAGCTTGAGCCTTATCCCACATGTCTGGGTTGTAATCGATGATCTCTTCGTACACCTCGTTAGTGTTCTTGTTGACCACAACAACCATACACATCTCTAGGGCAAGCGCGCCCATGTAAGCATGAATCTGCCATCGATAGGTTTCGCTCCATTCCTCATAGCTTTGAAGCTTCACGAGCTCTTTGAACCGCTTGTCGTTGGCGCTCTTGACTTCCAACAGTAGGATCACCTCTTCACTAGGGGGTGGAAATACGCCTTTGAGGAGGCCGTCACAAGAGCCTGCAAAGTGACCGCCAAAGAAGGATGCGCGAAACTGATTGCCGTCTTTGTCATGCGAGGCGATAGATATCACGTCGGTATCGCGTATGTTCTCAACCACCTGATCCTCGATGCGGTTGCCTAAGTCAAACAAGCGCAGCATCCTGCCGCCGAAGGTAGACGGTAAGCACCAACGGAATCCCATCCACTGCTTGTATTCATCGTCATAACCTATCCCGCTGAAGCCAAGGTGCCCACGAAAGCGGTTGTCTTTCTCCGCTAGTTGCTCATCGATCCGATCAAAAATGGACGCTAACGACATTCCAGTACTTACCCTCTTTTCTTACAGTGATTTGTTTGATGTGTTGCATGGCCCCGTTGTGGTTGACCTCAACCAAAGCCTGCTCAATGGTGCTGGGGCACCAATGGTTGTTGGTCAGTGACCGCCATTTCTTCTGTGCCATCATGCCAGCCTTCCCTTTCATGCCGATCATGATTGGCATGTTTTGTGGCCAGTAATCGCCGGGACTTGAGAACATGACATTGAGATACTCATTACCGTTCTTTGATGTCTTTGATTCAGCTGAAACGTACTCGATGTTCTTGATGCGCTCGTGTTTCTCTACTGGGTCTTCGAGTTCATCTGATAACACAGAACCTTGAGCCGCCTGCCTAGTGGCGGCAGCATCCTTCTCTTCTTCTTCAAACAGCTTAGGCTGCTCAACGGGCGCTGGCTTCAAGGCACCGCACTCAATGCATGTGTCACGATCTATGTCGTTGACCGCCACGCATGAGTCGCATATCCAGATCTTAGTTTGCTGCTCTTTCTCTTTGTCTTCTTTGCTTGGAACCGATGGACGGGCGGTGTCTATGCAGCCGTGCCGATCCATGTTCTCGCCATAGTCCAGCAGCATGCAGTCTTTCTTGTCGCCCCAAGTGCGCATGCCTCGCCCACAGATCTGAACATACAAGCCCAGCGACTTGGTGGGGCGTAGCAGTGCGATGCAGTCTGTGCGTGGAGCATCCCAGCCTTCAGTCAAAACAGACACGTTGCATAGTGCGTTAATCTGACCATTCTCAAAGCGTTCTAGCACATCCTCGCGTCTAGCCTTTGGTGTTTCGCCGGTCACAACCGCAGCCTCTACACCAGCTTGGCGCAGGTACAAACACATCTTCTCGGCATGAGCCACGGTGATACAGAAGAACACAGTGCTCAGTCGGCCTTTAGTGTACGCCTTCTCAATCCAGTCATCGATGATGGCCAGCATGGTCTGATCCTGCATGGCCAGCTTCTCAATATCTGACTCACGATAGTCACCACCCTTGAACTTGACCCGCGCAGTTGACGCATCAATTACAGCCTCATCGTTTACCTTGAAGGCTGACAGACGGCACAGGAAGCCCTGTTGGATCATTTCAGGTATACCTACACGGTAGGCAACCCCTGCAAAGAAGTGCTCCTCAAGGCCGTATATGAAGCCTTGGCCCATGCGATAGGGTGTAGCAGTCACGCCCAGTATGCGTGGCGTTCTCCAGATAGAGGACTCAAAGTGATCGAAGATCTTGCGATACCGGGTGTTTGGGTCTGGCGCCACATGGTGCGCTTCATCCACGATGATGTAGTCAAAGTCACCAGAGGTATCAAGCCTGCTTGGTGTTGCCAAGGTATCCCGACTAGCAATGACGATACGCCCATCGACTTCGTATTGATTCAACCCCGCAGCCAGAATGCCTGATGGTGCACATGGCCATACCTTCTTGAGTTTATCTTCTGCCTGGCTGACCAGTTCTTGCCGGTGAGCTAGGATCAGAATCCTGCAGTCAGGCTCTCGCTCAAAGATCTCCTTGATTAGGGTGGCGAAGACAACAGTCTTGCCAGCCCCGGTGGGTAGAACAATAAGCGGATGCGTGTCTTGGGTGTTGAACCAATGGACTGCCGCATCAACGGCTTCGCGCTGATAGTACCTGAGCTCCATTTCTTCTTTCTTCCATGAGTTTGCGATAGGTGTTGCGCCAATATTCCTTGGCCCAACTGTCCTCTGGTGATTTGTAGATGCACCGCAGCACGGCACGCTTACGTTCTTTGAACTTAGATAAGTCTTCTGTTGCTAATGACATATCCTTTCATCCTCCATGATTTCTGCCACATTCGCGTAAGAACCATCTTCAATGCTTTCAACAACTTGTGGCAACAACTGAGTCATGAGCTCATGATCACCATGAGCTAGGTTCCAGCCAAGTGAATAGACCATCATCACCTCAAACAGGATGCGTGGCTCTAGCTCTTCTTTGCTGACCTTCACCAAGTTTCTGATCAAGTCCATGGCGTATTCGTGATCCTCACTGCCGCCTTCCATTTCCATTTCAAAGTCATCTTCTTTCATTGATCTTTATCCTTTGGCGCTGGTTCTGGTGCTGGTTTAGGAAGAGATTTAGTGGGATGCCACTCGCCCAAGTGGGTGTCTGTGAATACAGCTTTCAAGCCTAAAGATCTTCCTTCGCCATCTTCCCACCAAGGCATAGATTCATAACATTTTGCAAGGGCATCCATCAGTTCAAACAACAAATGACGGTCATCCTCGGAAAAACCTACAAAAGGTATGATGAATAGATTCTTTCGCTCCTCACCATCCTCGTTATGCGTGAACCCATGAATGCCTGCTCCCATATTTTCTATGAAGAAAAAATTGTCCGCGCTAGGCCCAAGATAATCACGATCCAATCGAAGCCTTTCTTCTTTGTTGAAGTCTCGAAGATTGTGGTTATCTGTTTTGTAACGCGAGTTAGCGTTTGCAAGTTCATTGTTCTCCTTCTCAAGCACTTCAATGCGCTTGAGTAAGTCGGCCTTTGAATCTGTCATCTCAAATGTTCTCTATGTTGTTAGTCTTGACATCAACCTATGTGGCGTCGAGATGTAACAAGATCCACACCAACGTATTGCTCTGGGAATCCGCAATTCAGATACACATTTGCGATCTGCTCTGACAACTTCATCACCAATTGCTTACGCTCTTCGGTGAGCTTTTTTGTACGCAGTTTCCATTCCTCGTGCGACTCACTCTCAACGCGCGGAATAAATTCTAAGAGGTCTGGTATGGGCATCGTGAACAGCCGCTTGTTCTCTTCGTTGAGATCGTCGTGTGTGTAGACCTTGATGTAGGCTTCAGAGTTCTGCATCCAGTACGAGTTTTCAGGATGAACCGCTTGATACCTCTCAGCGTGAGCGGGGTCTACACTCTCGATGGCCTCAAGCTGTCTCTTGGCTTCAACATACTTCAGCCTTAAATTCTCACGATCTTCTTCTACGATCCTGATTATGTTCTTCAACTCAGCGATCTCTTTGTCTCGCCGGTCTTCTTCAGGCTTAGACTCTGACTTTTCACCCTTTTCAGGGTTAACTCCAAGCCAATCGACATACTTCTGCATGGTCTTTGGTGCAGGCTTGACAATCTCACCATTGAGAAACTGTCTGATTGAACTGGGATCAACGCCAATGTCAGCAGCAATCTGCGCACGGGCCGCAGATATCTTGATGCCTTTGTCAGCAGCCATGGCTACTAGGTGTGACTCCAGTGCTTTCTTTGCAAACCGTAACGTTTTTTCTGTCTGTAAATTCATATCAATTCCTTTTGTGTTTTTGACTATCAAAGTAACGATAGAAGATAGGCAGCACCGTAGATCGATGCAGCGATGCACACACCCATGATGATGCCCGTCTTCGTATCGTCATCCATCTAGCGCCGCTACGACCAGCTTGCCGTATTCAGGCCAGCGGCAGGTTGTGCCGGTGCCTGTTGTGGCTGCTCAGTCTGAGCGTGTGGTTGTGCTGGGCCAGCACCAGACTTGAACGAAGAGATCTTGTTCTTGTCTGCATACTTCCCACCGCCGGGTCTAGCGTCACCTTCTTCGATCACGATGTTCGCTAAGAAGGGCTTGCCCATGCAGCTACGCACCATGTCATCACTGAGGTTTCCAGATGGGTCACCACCTGTTGCACTCATCCAAGACTTCAGGCGCCCCATCGCCACTTGGTTGTTGAGTACAAACCGATCCCAGACCTTACGGCCTGCGTGAGTTGGGCCTACCACGTTGAATTCAAACTCCAACATGTTGTTACCTGCCGCCGATACCTTGTGCTCGTACAACGCTGCGGAGAGCGTGTACTCACCTGCAGGGAACGGTGTAGAACCCCCCGAAGTTTCCTGTACATCGTCAAGATTGATGTTAAGACTGTCTAAAGACATAGCTGATTACTCCTCAAGCTGCTTCAGTGTTAGTGGTTGCAGACAGTGCTGCGGTGTAGGCTTCCATGAAATGGTTCCATGAAAACTCAAGCTTGTTTGGTAGTTCCAAACGAGACTTAGCGTCATATGCCGCCGCGAACCGAGTGTACAAACCACGGTTGCCGTAGCTGACACCTCTGGCCTTCTGGCCATCCTTGATCAACTGCGTTTCGTAGTTCGCAAACAAGTTAAAGTCCACCCAGTCCTTGATGAGTGAGTTGACCTTCTTGTTGCAGCGCATCTCCCAGCGGTCATACGGCTCCAGTTCAGGATCTTTGTATGCCTTGGAAGCAACGTGGCTGAGCAGAATGACGTTCATGCCCTTCTGTGTGTGCAGAACATTGAGCCCAGACAACAGATGGCCCCATGCATTCTCTTCGGCAACGTAAAACGCGCCGTAGCCTGCCTTGGGATCAGCTGCTGATGACCAGCCGTTCTTCTCACAGACATATGCCTCGCCAAGCTTGGCTGCAGCGTCTGTGGTATCCAGCACAACTGTCTTGTACTGGTGCTCTTCAGTCACCAAGCTTTTGACTTGCTCCAACATCTCAGCCCAAGTATCCGCTTGTGGAAAACGTGGTGCGTTGATGAAAGACAATCCGTCTTCCGCCTGTATGAAGATAGGGGTGTCAGCCCCTGCACCAAAGGTGCTTTTGCCGATACCGTCTGTGCCTTGGATGTTCATCCGCACTGGAGGTATCAAACCACCCGAAGGCCGGGTGCTCGTGATTTGCTGAAGTAAAGACATTAGTCCTCCTCTAGTTTATCAGCGTTGATTTTTTTGATTTTAGAATCACCTAGCTTGATCGAATGCGCAGCGTGCCATGGGCCAGCCTCACTAGGATGGTTGACCGCATAGTCCTTGAACTTACGCATATCGATCTTGTAGGTGGTCTGCTGGGTAACAAAGGAGGGCCAATCGCTTGGGGGCATAGCCTCAAGGATTTCATCGACCATGGACTGATCCCAAATGTGAGTCTTTGGAATCTCGACGGTATAAGGGCCGTCTGTGGTTTCGCCGCCTTCGTTATGGATTGTAGTCAATAGAGCACTGACTAACTTGGTATCGAGCAGGTCGCGTTCTAGCTTTTTGATCAGCTTATCAAGCTCTGCCTTTTTGTTTTTTGCGCCGACAATCTGGTGCGCCAAACACTTAGCGTCTTGCATATCCTTTTCCTTTTCTAACTCAACTCATCTCTCTACGAAACGGAGAATGACTCAGGCAAAAGAAAAGTGCAATACCTTTTTGAAAAAAAATTGTATTAATTTATTTGGCAGGATAGTATCGGCAACTGGTAAAGGAGCCAGACATGGAATATGTGATCGAGAAGAACTCACCCTTGCCGCCACACCCTACAAAAGGGTCAGGCAAATGGCAAAAGCTTTTGAGCGAAATGTCTGTAGGTGATGCAGTAACGGTGAAAACCGAAGAAGAAGTTAGGGGGATCAGAACTGCGGGTTACGGCCTGGGTATGAAGATCAAGTCAAGGCGCATCGATGACGGTGTGTATTGGGTGAAAAGGGTACAGTGATGATGCCGTTCTTATCTTCCGATTCAGACGGGCCCATGTCACCCGAAGCAAAAGAAGAACTCCTGCACACCATGTGGGAACACGGGATGCACATCATCCCATGCGGTTCACCCAGCGAGGTGGTGCCACAATACTTCAGACAACGTCATCCGTTTGATACCGAGGAAGATCTCAAGGCCAAGTGGGCCAAGACGCCACGAGTCAAATGGCAGCACTACCAAAAAATTCAGCCGTCACAAGATGAGATCACCCAGTGGCATGCTCAGTACCCCACCGCTAACTGGGCAGCAATCACAGGCATATCCTTCGCTGTGGTCGATGCAGACTCAGACGATGCCGTGAACTGGATCGATGCAGGCGGCATCACGCGAACACCACTAACACAAACTTCGCCCAAAGGCGGGAAGCACTACTTCTATTCTATCGGTGGTGCCAACCCGCTGATCCGCAACAGCGTAGGCCAGAACAAACTGGATGTCCGTGGCGATGGCGGATACATCATGGTGTCACCCAGCGTGGGATACCACATGAAGTGCGACCAGTCATACGGCGTGTCTGGTCTGGATGACCTGCCACTGCTAGGCGAAGCCGACATACAACAAGTACATGTGTTCAACACCGGCAGCAAAGTCGAAAACATACGCGAGAAGCTGACAGAGGAACCCAAAGAACAAGGCAGTCGCAACGACACACTAGCACGTCTAGTCGGCAAGTGGGTCAAGGAAGGCTGGGGTATGCGCGAGGTGCTGATCAAGGCACAAGACTGGAATCAATCCTGTGTGCCACCCATGGACTTGATCGAGGTCACTCGTACCACCATCAGCATCGTCAACGGGCACATCAAACGGCACCCCGATGATGTCGATGCAGGCATCATGGCATGGCAGACATCGAAGTGGCAGACAGAGATCAACGAAGATCTCAAAGAGATACAGTCACAAGAAGACCCGCTTGATGAACTCAAGCGCGATGGGGATGAAGAGGCACAGTCAGGGCCGCTAGGACTGCAGCCGTTCAGTGCAGACACATGGTCTGACATGACCGACGATGGCATCGAACAGTTCTGGGGCGATGCATTCATCTTCCAGAAGAGCCGAGTGCTGCTCCTCGGCAAACCAAAGATAGGTAAGTCAAACTGGCTTGGCGCCTTCGCAGCAGGGGCGACCACTGGCACAGACTTCATGGGCGAAGAATTCAGCAAACCATTGAAGGTGATGTGGTTCCAAGCAGAGATCATCGCAGAGTTCTTGAAGCGCAGGATCGACACTTACTTCAGGCGCTTTGAGTTTGACCAAGATCTGATATCGATGGGGCACAACAACCTGATCATCAGCGGCAGGCTACGCAAGAACCTGATGAAAGACCAAGACATACAGGCGTTCTCGGATGAGATAGCGTTTCACAAGCCCGACATCGTGCTGATAGACCCTATCATCAACTTCTTTGATGGCGAGGAGAACTCCAACACAGAGATACGCAAACTCCTTGATCGTGTCGATATGCTCATTGAGATGCACGGTATCAGCGTGATCATCGCTCACCATACAGGAAAAGAACGTGCAGATGATAAGTCATTCATGTCTGCACGAGGCGGCAGTGTATTCGCCGGTTGGTTCGATAGCGGCGTGAAACTCAGTGGCGAAAAACCTGATGTGTCTGTCTTCTACGAAGCGCGCAACGCCATGGAACCCAAAGAACATCTGGCCAGTTTCGACTTCAATGATGGCCTGTGGAAAGTCAACGACTTCACACCGCGCAACGTCAAGCCTCAACTCAGTGAGGAGGATGAGGTCAAGATAGCCAGTGTGATCGTCAATGCCATGAGCAGCACAAAGTTTTACATGCGCAAAGAGCTTGAGGTGTTAGCAAGAGAAGCCCTCAGTGAAGCTGGCATGAACAGTGGTGAAAGAGCAGCGATGAGAGCGGTGTCGTATGTGCAGAAGTACAAAGGCGCAGTGGTCAAAACGTATGCCAAGCCAGGCATGGCTGTGTGGCACTATTTGGAATCGAATGAAATGACAAAGCCTTGGGAATGATATGAGTAAACTCACGGTTATCAGCCTGGGCGCAGGTGTACAGTCAAGCGTGATGGCGTTGATGGCAGCGAAGGGTGAGATCACACCCATGCCTGATTATGCGATCTTTGCAGACACACAGGCGGAACCTGATCACATCTACGAGTGGCTTGATTGGCTAGAAAGCCAGCTGCCGTTCCCGGTGCTGCGCGTCACACGAGGCAGTCTGCTCGATGACATCATGAACCCAGAAGATCGAAGCGCATCACCGCCGTTCTTTACCGCATCACCAAGTGGGGTGGGCGAGGGTATCTTGATGCGTCAATGTACCCGCGACTACAAGGTCACACCGATCCAACGAAAACTACGCGAACTGGCAGGCTACAAGCCGCGCCAACGTATCCCGGCAGACACAGTCGAGCAGTGGATAGGCATCAGCACCGACGAGATACAGCGAATGAAAGATGCGCCAGAGAAGTGGTGCAACAACCGCTGGCCGTTGATCGAAACCCGCATGTCACGGTGGCATTGCCTGCGCTGGATGCGTGACAACGGCTACAACGAACTGCCGCGCAAAAGCGCATGTACCTTCTGCCCCTATCATGACAACGCAACCTGGCGTGAGATGAAGGCCAATGACCCCAAGTCATGGGAGCAAGCCGTGGCTGTGGACAAACACATACGCGATGACTTTCGTGGCACAACAAGCAAGATCTACATACACCGATCACTTGTGCCGCTTGATGAGGCAGACTTGGCTGACCCAGCAGCGGATCAGATTGTGATGGACTTTGGTGACGAATGCGACGGGATGTGTGGGGTGTGACGAGCAGGCATAAAAAAGCCCCGCAAGACGAACAAAAGGATAAAGACGCCAAGCGGGGCTAACACTTTGTTAAGGAGACATAGTGTTAGGCGGAAGATACGGCAGAGAATTGATAAAGTAAAGCATCGAATAGCGTGATTAAAGAGAAAGAAACAAGCGGATTGAGTGTAAGCGGATTACAAGAAAACGTATTGCAGGTATATGAATGGTACATCGAATGCCTTGTCTGCGGGGCACAATATTACCTCGTAGACTACCCTAGAAAAGGGTGCAGAAACTGTGGTCGAGATGCCCTGCTGATCACAGATCATAGGGTAGATCATGGGGCGCCTAAGAAGATCATAAGGAGTGAACTTACAAGTGAAAGTTAAAGTGGTTTCGAGGTTCGCGGAACAGCCGGTTTACCCAAAAGAGGTAGGTGCAAGGGGTGTTTTTTGTTTTGCACCTACCCCTGTGGATAAGTGTGCTAAGTCATTGATTTATAAGGAAGTCGAGGTAGGTGCACGAGGTGCAGCGTGCAGTGCCGTGCACCTTGCACCTACCCCTACCTAAGTCATTGATTTTAAAGGGCACTGCAAGGTGCACGAGGTGCACTTCTAAAGAAGGGGAGAGAGATATACATATCTCCCCTACGGGATACACCCTTACTCCCTTCTTAGAATAGGGGGGGGAAGAAAAGAAAAAATTTTTTTTGTAGGATGAGAAGCAAGGGCGCATAGAAGAGATTTTAGAAGGCGTATAGAAGAGATTTTAGTATGGCGAAAAATCAAGCGGTGGATATGTTGAATAACCCAAAGCGAAGTCTGCCTGAGAGGCACAAGGAGAAGCCGTTCACGAAGAAGCAGCAGGCGTTCATTCAGCACTATGTATATCACGATTTGACTAATACCGAAGCTGCACATCGAGCGGGCTACTCAAACCCAAGACAGATTGCGTATGTGCTTTTGCATGATCCCAGATACATGAACCTGCAGATGAAGATTCGTGAGCTCCAAGAAGCGCAGCAGAAGAAGTATGAGATCACGTTTGAGAAGGTTGCGCGTGACTTGCAGATGATCAGAGACAGGGCCGTTGAAGATGGATCGTATGGTGCAGCAGTCACAGCAGAGTTGGGCAGAGCAAAGCTTGCGGGTTTGATGATTGAAAAGAAGGAGATCAAGCTTGGTCGTATCGACCAGATGGATCGATCAGAAGTTGAGGCCAGGCTGAATGCTCTGCTCGACAAAAATCAGTTGATGCCCGGCTTGCGCGCTGCAGTGGTGGATGACAGCGTGATGGATGTTGAGGATGCACAGTTCGAGGATGCGCAGTTCGAGGAGCCCGAAGATGAGGAGCCCGCAGCGGGGCCCCTAGATGGCGAGGAAGAGTATGATTACGAATCGGACGAAGAGCCATCTGATGGTGGTGAAGAGGACGCATGGTAACAAACCAATGCAATCGGTGGTCTGAAACCCTTGCCTCTACGCCTCAGTTGAGTGATCCGCTTTGGCTTATCAATGCGTCTCACTGCTCGAAAGGCTTTGCTTCGATGCGCCTGACAGCAGTACTTGGCCGATGATTGCGTGCTCTTGAACTTCACACCACACCACAAGCAAGTGAACTCGCGCTCAACTTTGTGTTGGTGCATGGTGGATGAGTTATCTCTCATGCCCCCACGAGTTTCTTTCTCGTAGGGGTCTGTTGACGAAATGAGGTCATCCATGGCTTGGATACTCTGGAAGCTCAGTAGCGGTTACGTCTTTGATCTCATCCTCATGAATGCATCTGGTGCGTAACAACTCAGATAGATACTGGAACATGCTCCAGTAGTGGCCTAGAGAGTAGCTAGTTGGGTATGGGACAATTAAGTCTTCCCTGCCGTCCACAAAAATAATTTTAAGGTTTGTCATCATTAGTCTCCTTAATTATTGATTTCCCAATGGTCTGAGGCAGTCGGGTTGTGCGTAAAGCAAACTCTTTGTTCCCAGACAATGTGATGCGCTCCGCTTGGGCACGGCTCATGGCCGTGACCTTCACTTCGTGCTTGATTACCTCAAGGTAGTTGATGGTGTATTCCGTTGAGATGCCACGGGGGTCTTCATAGCACTCGCTGTAGCACATCGGGCAGCAGTTGAGTGTGCCTGCGTTGGTTGGAACTTTTGCAAGCATGTGCTCAGCAGTCATCGTGCCGCACTCGTCGCATGCGAAGAAGATGTCTTCGTCAGCAACGGTGGTGTCAGAAACAGTGGTGTTAGGAGTTGATGTGTCAAGATGGCTAAGCCTTTGCTCTTTGGTCAGGCCGTACATCTCTTCCAACTCTTCGACCTCGTCATTGCATCCGACGCACATGGAGGTGGTGCCGTGAAACACCATGCTACGTTCATGGTTGTATTCACCACAGCGGTCACAGGAAATCTTGCCGTCGATTGAACTCATGATGCAGTCCTCCAGTATTTGTATGCTTCTGCTTCTGGGATCATGTTGAGCCATACCCAATCTTTGGCGTTCTTGTCGTTGCGCTGTAGGATGAAGTGAGCCTTGTATTTTTCTAAGATCTCATCGGTGGGCTTGTCTCTGCCAAGGTGCAAGATGTCGTTGCTCTTGGGGTCATAAACCGCGACTTTCTTTTTCAACGTCTTGCGCATCTCTTTCAGCGTCAGTTGTTCGTTGATCAGATCCGCGATCAGCCAATCGATTAGTTCGTCACTCTTTCCATCACCGAATGCATCTATCGCCCATTGCAGGTCTTCGCCTAACTCAATCTTCTTGAGTGTGTATTGCTTGGCTTCTTCGCGGGCCAGAGACATGGCCTCCTCAAAATCTTCTTTGCCTTTGCCGAAATCAGATGGTGAGTAGAAGTTCGGGCCACCGTTGCCACCGTTGGAGGCAGAGAACATGCGCTTGCCGTTGATGTAGACAGATGCTCGGAAACAATGCGTCTCTTCAGAGAAGGTGACGTTGTGACTGAGGTTCTTGAGTTCCATCGCAGAGCGTGGCTCTATCGCCGCAAGCGTAGGGTCAAGGTCTTTGGGCTGGAATGGTTTCTTGTTGCGTGGTGCCATGATTACTTAGCCTCCTGTTTGCGCTCAGCAAGCCTGCGATCTACGGCTTCATCAATCATCTCTTTCCACCAATCACTCTCGTGAATGATGTCGATCTCGTGGGTAATCATTTCTCTCACTGCTTGAGTCAGTGAGTTTTCTGTTGCTGGCCATTCTTTTAATTGCATTTGCTTACTCCTTTTGTTTGCTATGCGCGTTCGATAATAATGCTTTGGTGTTCTATGTCAATAGAGAATTATGAGTATCGACAAAAATGTTCCAAAATGTGGGGGTTTGTGGGGGTTGATTCGCTCCCCACCCCTCCCGCAAGGTGTCTAGCGTTTGATTTGAGGCGTTTTCTCGCCCGACTAGGGGTTGGGGTGCGCTTGCGGCCTTGCGGCCTTGTGCGGGGCCGTGCGTGCGCCTGAGGGCTTGCGGCCTTTTTCGTTTTTTATTGGGCTTGCTTGCGGGCTTGCGGCCTTGATCGAATATATATACTTGCGGCTTGCGGCTTTCGGCGATCCGCGGATCAAGGCGTCGGGCCTAAAGGGCTTGGGGGATTACTCCCCCTTCCCTGCTCAGCATATCTCTTCCTTCCAGCAGTCCAACAATTCTTTGATTGATGACTCGACCTCGTCGCGTTGCTCCTCATCAAAGTAGTACTTACCGTTGCGGGCAAGAAAGGCTTTCATTACAGGAAGCTTCCACAGTTGCTCGGCCTCTTTGTCGGTCATCTTGTGAGGGTGTTGGAGGTTGGAAAGGCAGAACGATACCTTGACGATATCGCTCATCAGTTCTCGCTCGTCTTCGTTGTCGGTGTCAAACATCGATTTGATTACGTTGTAGATTACTCGGTCTTCTGACTCGGTCACGTCAAGTTTGAAATTTTGCTCTCCCATCTCTTGAGGATAGTTTGCGAAAGTAAAAATTGCTTCCGCATGTATGTAGTTTTTCCAGCAGATAGCCATTGCGATTGTCTCCCTACGCCACTGTGAATGATGGAATGACGTTGGCATCGACCACGAATCCGCTCGTGTCGTGCTTTGCTGGGCCTTTGGCCTTTAGTCCGATAACTACCTTGCCAGCGTAAACGTTGGTTAGATCTGACTGGTCGCCGTCGATAACGTCACGCCCTAGGAATGTGTCGGGCATCTTGCTTTTGAATACTACGGCTATCGGGTTGTCGTGGCACACTGCCATCAATACTTGCTTGCGATACTGGTGCCGCGCGCTGTATGAAAACATAAGATCATAGTTGGCGGGCGTCTTGTCTTTGCCTAGGCGCTTGGCGCGTTTGGTGTAGTCGTAGAAGTACAGCGTCGGAAAATCTTGGGGTATGTTGTGCTCCTCCCATGCGATATCGGAGAGCACGTTAAGCCGCACCACGCCCTTCACGTTTTGCTTTTCGCAAAGCTTGGCGAAGTTTGATAGTTCGCGGCGCAGCTGTGACAGAAAACCTTCGCGGTCTTTGTGCCAGTAATCTGTGCGCGCTTGGCGTGCTTGGTTCACGCTGCGATAGACTGCGGCTAGGCCCGCATCTTTCAGACATAAATCCATGCAACCGGCTGCCTTGCTACCGGCGCACAGTATGTTGTCTGGCATCATAGATAGCTGCGCCATCCGTACATTGCCACCGAATGGCATGCCTTTCTTGCCGGTCTTAGCGACCTTTGTGTTACCGCTAACCTTGGCGGTATCCAATAGTTTCTTAACCATAATTTTTTCCCTTTTGTTGCCAGCCAATTGCTTGACCGTTGCGTTTATTTTAGCAAATTCTGCCAGTCATTTGCACATTTTTTTGGTGCCTGGCATTTGCTTAGAGCCCGTCATGAGCTCGGCTTGCGAGCCGTTAGGCTTGCGGCCTTGAGTGTTTTATATATGTCTGCTGGCAAAGCCTGCGGCCTGCCAGGCTTGCGGCCTCTTTGCATTTATATATGACTGCGCCGGGCTCATGCTCGAGGCCAGGCTCCGGGCTTTGATCCGCGCAAAAAAATGGGGGCCGCAGCCCCCAGGTTGATTAGACTAGGCCTTCGGCATCGCGATATTGCTTTAGCCATTCAGGCTCAGCATCGGACAGCCGATAGCATGATTGAATCATCCCGGCGTATTGGTCGCCGTATTCCCAGCTTCCGAAGGTCGCGTCTGATTTGGCTGCAGTGAACCATCGCGAGTACTGGTTCTTTTTCTCGGCCTCTACCGAGCCCTTGTATCGTTTCAGTATGCGAATTTCGATTGGCCCTATCTCATGGTGATAGCCCACATAAGTTGCATATGGTTCTTCAACATCGCGCGTCTTTCCAAATGGTTTTGCCATTGGTTTGTTTTCCTTTTGATTTGATCCGCGGATCAGGTTGAGAGTGGGGGCCGGAGCCCCCGATTGGTTATCGCTGCATCAATAGCGTGCTTACCACGTCCATTGCGTCGCTACTAAGGCCGCCGACGTTCCATTCATCGATGTCCTCGATGGTGCCGCCGCCGGTATAGTTTGGACCGTTTTTCCAATTGTAGATTGTGGCCACTACGCCATCGCGCTCGAAGGCCCACTCCACATCTGTCTTGTAGCCGTCACTCGCAGCGTTGGGCTCGCCTATGAGCTCCACAAGTTTGGCGTATGGCATACTGAAATGCCCGCGCAGACTGGTTCCGTAAACATTCACATCGGTCATAGCTTTGTCTCCTTAACTTTGCTTTGCCGTTACAGTTTAATTGATGCGAGGCCGCATCGCAATAGCCACCCAATGGATGGCTATCACGTTGGTTCCTAGATCATATCGATGCGAACGCTGGTGCGTTCGTGGGCCTTGACCTGCGCAAGTGTGACTTTGTACTTGGCAATCTCGCCCGCAATCTTCATCTTGCCTTCATTGCGACCAGTGCGCGCCGCGATCTTTTTGGCGCGATCTTTTGCCGGCGCCATTTCCGCAGCAATCACAATTTCAATCGCTGCTAATTCTTTCGCCTTCTTTGTTTGTGATATCTCAAATTTCAAAAGCTTTTGCGCTGCGATCAGCTCTTTGAGTGTTAGTGATTCCATTT